ACTACAATTTTTGATAATTGTAATTTCATTCTTTCGGCACATTTTAATTGACATTGACTATGGGCTTCTCGTAATTTTGTAGAATCAAAATTATAATCACCCTTTTCGTCTATAAAAAAATCATCAGCCGATAAAACATTCGGATCTTGTTGTGGGGTTTTAAGTATTACATCACCTAAAGTAGATTTTCCACTACCGGGTAGACCCCTAAGTAAAATTAAATCACCAACGTATTCCATAAATTAAATGATAAAAGGGGACCGATTTAACGGTCCCATTTTTATTGAATCGGTTGAGCTTTAACTGAATCAGCCTCTACTTCGGGACTTTCTACAGTTAATCCATCAGCTGACAAAGAGTCAACACCCTCAACCGCAACGGTATCGGAAACATTTGTTTCTTTTGTGGTAGTTCCAGAACCACATGATGTCATTGCTACTGCAACGAAAAACATCAAGATAAGTGAATAATATCTCATAAGAGTAAATATACGAAAAAATCGTTAAAAATAAAAACCCCAACAGGATGTTGGGGTTTTAAGGTCATTCAGTAGGTTCAACCCCACTTACTTATGAAAAAAAAACGAAAAGGTAATCGACAAAGAGAACCTTCAAGAATATAAATATATATAACTTTTGAAAAAAGTCAACTATTTATAACATTTTTTTTGTGACCGTTAATTTCTCTCCTTTGTATTTAATGGTGAGTTGCTGATTTTCTATAATATTACCTCTCAAAATCTCTTCACTTATAAAATCTTCACAAAGATTTTGAATGATTCTTTTAATAGGTCTTGCACCATATTCTTCTTGGGAATTTAGTTCAGAGATTCTATCAATGACAGTTTTGTCGAAACTAACAAGATATTTTTTATCATTTAGTCTTCTAACCAACTTTTCAATTTCAATTGAAATTATTTTATTTATGATGTCCTCACTAAGATGATTAAATAATATCACATCGTCAATTCTATTTAAAAATTCAGGTGTGAATTGTTGTTTCAATGATTTTTGAATTATACTTTTTCTAACCTCGTATTTTTGATTTTCTGATGAAGATGTGGAGAATCCAACACCATTACCAAAATCGGAAACTTTTTTTGCACCGACATTAGATGTCATAATAATCAATGTGTTGGTGAAATTAACCTTTCTACCAAAAGAATCGGTTAAATGTCCCTCATCAAGTATTTGTAAGAGGATATTGAACACGTCTTTGTGTGCCTTTTCAATTTCATCAAAAAGAATGACAGAAAATGGATTATTTTTAACTTTCTCAGTTAATTGTCCTCCCTCATCATATCCCACATATCCAGGAGGTGAACCAATTAATTTGGAAACATTATGTTTTTCCATAAACTCAGAAGTAAGGACTTCCTCCATCTTTAACAATTTTTCGGTTTCTTTGGAGTCTAATTTGGTTATTGGAACACCGGTCATGTTCGAAACAATATTGTAAACGTCTTCGGATACAATTGGAATCTTATTGTTTTTCAAATTATCCAACCATTTTGTCTTTTCACTTTCAAGTTTAAGGTTTAATTTTTTTTCATCATCCCTTAATTTAACTGCTTGTTCGTATTCTTGACTTTTGACTACTGCAATCTTTTTTTCTCTAACCTCCTCAATATTCTTCTTTAATTTTTCAATTGATTCGGGAACTTTATTTGAAATCTTCTTTTCTGAACCAAGTTCGTCCATAATGTCAATTGCCTTATCAGGAAATTGTCTATCAGTGATATATCGTTTCGATAGTTTCACAATAGTCTCAATAACATCGTCTCCGTAGATTACTTTATGATAGTCTTCGTATGATGTCTTTAAATTTGTCAATATTTCAATTGTCTCCTTTTCTGTTGGTTCAGATAAGATAATTTTTTGAAATCTCCTAACCAATGCAGAATCCTTCTCAAGATGTTTCTTATATTCATCAAAAGTTGTGGCACCTATACATTGGATTTCACCCCTTGCCAATGCCGGTTTTAAAATGTTAGCGGCATCCATAGAACCACTAGCGTTACCTGCACCTATCATAGTATGTAACTCATCTATGAATACGATGACATTAGTTACTTCCAACAACTCATTTAGAATTGCCTTTATTCGTTCTTCAAATTGTCCTCTATATTTTGTTCCAGCAACCAAAGATGTTAAGTCCAATGAAACAATTCGTTTATCCAGTAGATTTGTTGGACAATTACCTTCTTTAATTAAAAGAGCCAATTTTTCAACCAGTGCTGATTTACCAACACCAGCATCTCCAACAACCACTGCGTTGTTTTTCTTTTTTCTTGATAAAATCTGAGAAATTCTTTTAACTTCCTTATCTCGACCAATTACAGGGTCAATTTTTCCTTCTTCAGCAAGTCTTGTTAAGTCCCTACTGAAATTATCGAGAATTGGGGTTTCAGAACCTTTACGAGTTCGTTTGGGACTTGTTGTTTGTCCGTCTTCAAAGAAGTCTACTGCCATATTTTTGATTTGATTTGTTCTCATCAAATATAACATTAAAAAAATAAAAAACAAAACTGTGACAAAATGTCTAAAAAAATGTCTAAAAAATGTCTAACGAATGTCTAAATGTCAGTTTTAGACATTTGGCAAAATACTTGATGAATTATACTAAAAATTAAATAATATGATAACACTATTCAAAGATCCGATTTTTGATGTATTCGATAAGGTTTTCGATACATCTTATGTTGGTGCAACGACACCAAAAACCAATCTAACTAAAAATGAAAATGGGTACAAACTATTAATGAGTGTACCCGGTCTTTCTAAGGAAGACATTAAAATTACCACAAAAGAAGGTGTGATTACCATTTCCTTTGAAAAGGAGGAAAAGAATGAAAAGACCTACTTTATCAGTAGTTTTAAGAAATCTTATACATTACCTGAAGATGTGAAAGAAAAAGACATCGAAGGTAAAGTTGAGAATGGTATATTGGAATTAAAGTTTCCAATAGAAAAGAAAAAAAATTTAGAGAGATTGATATCTTTAAATTAATTGAAGACCCCACGATGTGGGGTTTTTTATTTGATATTTATCTAGTATATTATTCATAAAAAATATATGGCTATTTTATCTGAAAAAATCGAAGGAACAATTATTGAAGTTTTAATTGAATCATCAAATCTTAAATCTGCAACTTATAACACAGAATCTTCGAATTTACTTATCACTTTTAATAGTGGTTCTATTTATGAATATAATAATGTCCCTTGGGAAAAGTTTACAAAGTTTAGGATGGCTAAATCTCAAGGAAAGTACTTCAACGAGAATATCTCGAAGAGTTATAATTATACCAAAATAGGATGAGTTTATTTGAGGAACTTATAGAGGATAGAAAAGAGGATGAAAAAATCATAAAGTCTTTTAAGACTAAAGATTCCCTATGTCAAAATATATTTGACAAGGATGTTGATGGTTTTAAAATGAAACAAGAGATTAAAAAAAAATTATTAGAAATATCCAATGATTTTATAGAGTCTTTAGGGGTTGAATTTTTTATTCATGATATTGTTTTAACGGGTTCCTTATCAAATTATGGTTGGTCTGAGTATTCGGATGTTGATTTACACATTATAATTGATTATGGTGATATAAAAGGAAATGACGGTTCAAAATCCTTCCTTTCAATAATCAAAGAATTTTTTGATGCAAAGAAAAATGTTTGGAACGAAAAACATGATGTTAAAATTAAAGGTTTTGATGTTGAGTTATATGTTCAGGACATTAATGAACCACACATATCGTCAGGTGTTTATTCGGTATTAAATGATGAGTGGTTGATAGAACCCAAAAAAGAAAATCCAAATATTGATGACAGAAAAATATTGGAGAAGGGTGAAGAATTCGCTAAAAAAATAGATAACATTATAAATTTAAGTGATAGTGAGAATGTTCTACCTAAGATAGAGGAACTTAGAAAAAAACTTAAAAAGTTTAGACAAAGTGGACTTGAAAGGGGTGGGGAGTATTCTTATGAGAATTTAACATTTAAATTATTAAGGAGAAATGGGTACATTAAAAAATTATTGGATTTGAAAACCCATACAACGGACAAAAAATTGTCCATAACACAATAAATAGACTTATTTTTTTCTATATATCTATGTATTTATAGGATAAGAATAACATAATCTTAATTTTTGAAAAATGGCAGATTTAAAACCACTAGGTAGTGAAAAGTTATCAGGAGACGATAAATTAAAAAGAATCCTCGAATTAACATACTACAAAAACTCGAACAATAAAACACAGAGTGCTAATACTGAATTCATTTCGGAGTCAAAAACCGGAGGTATATACGGTATTGTTAAAGAAAAGGATGGGTATTTCGTTAAAAGAGGTTTAAACGAATCTTCTCTCGACTATATCGGTGGAATGTTTATGAAAAATAAAAATAAATTTTCTTCATATGCAGAAGCGTTAAAAAGATTAAATCTTTTAAAAGGTCAAGAAGAACTTCAGGAAGCCACAAAATATGTTTTGAAAACAAAACCGACTCAACAAGAGGCACCAATGGCAGAACCACCTATGGATATGCCACCACCTCCACCGGCTGAAGAACCAATGGCAGAATTACCTCCACCATCTCCTGAAATGGATATGGGTGCACCTGAATCATCTGAAGAACCACCTATGGATTCTGAACCATCTGGTACTTCAGGAGAAGGTAAAAGATCCGACTACATGGCGGAGGTTCAAAAATTTGCAGGTAAACTTGGTCAAGAATTGAGAGACCAAAAAGACAGAATGGAAAGTGATGACATTAAATATGTCTTAAACATGATTATATCTGCGGTTGATTTGGATAAATTAGAAGAAGAAGATATCGAAGAAATTGGTAAGAAGTTCGAAAGAGAAGAAGAAATGGAGGACATGCCAAGTGAAGAACCTGAAATGGGAGATGAAGAAGTACCAGCAGAAGAACCAGCACCTGAAGAAGATTTGAGTGAAATGGACGCGATGGATGCTTTGGATGCATTCATTAACACTCCTGTGGATATGGTTGGTGATGATTCTGAAGAAATGGAAGAAATCGATTTATCCAACTATTCAACAAATATTGAAGATTATGCGGATATTGACGAAGAAAACAAAGAGGTTGAAATCGATTTGGATGAAATTAAAAATAGTATAAACAGTGCGATTGGCGAGACCTTGAGTAAATATTTTAAATAAAAATGGTACTCATATATGTCAATGAAATCGGTGCTGACTATAAAGGTCAAAAACAATATGAATTTATATTCAGTAAATCGACCGACCTTGACATTGAAGAGTGGTTTATAATTCCTGCGTCATCATCAATCGGGTCAAAATCACCCGATATTGAATATGTTGATTTGGTGGGACTTTTGAAAAATACAGACTTAGAATTAGAACTTATTCAAAACTCCGATTATTTCGGAGTTATTGATGCTGTGGATAATGTGGTTGCGTTGGCATGGGAAAAATTTGATTTTGATAATGAGTTTGGTAGATTAACATTTAGATTCGGTGAATCTGTTGAGTCGGTAACTAAGAAATTAAAACAAAGAGATTATCATCTTTTGAAAGAAGAAGTAAAATTTAAAGAATCATGAAAAGAAATGAAATACTTTTAAGAAAGAAGAAAGAGGTTAAGGAAGAATTAAAAGGTAACCAAAAAAAGATAGATAAAAACAAGAATGGTAAGATTGACCCTGAAGATTTCAAACTTTTAAGAAAGAAAAAAGATGTAAAAGAATGGGTTGAAAATCTAGCTAACGAAAATTTTCATAGTTTTACATCAAAAAATGAAATTATGGAATTGATTAAAACTAAACTTAACGAGGTCGAAGTTGGTCCAAATGTTAAAAAGGGACATAATGGTATTCCTGAATTTATGAGTTACGAAGCAATTTTAGATGTTCAAGATTCTAGTACCATAACTAAACCAGCTCCAACAAAACCAAAAGTAGACCCTGGTACTAAACCAGCAACTCCTTGGTCTCCGAAACCAGGTGAAAGATCTAAACCAAAAGCGTTAAAAGAAAAGAAGAATGCGAATAAGTAAAAAGAATTTGTTATCTTTAATTGAAAATAACATTAAAGAAATGGCAATGGATTTTGACTCACCTGATAGACCCGACCAAGGTCTACAGGATAAATTATCTCAAGGTGAAACTCCGTTAAAAAAAGTTCCATTTCCAACTACAGGTCAAGAACCAAATCAGAATTTCCAAGAAGTTTTAGCATCAGAAAGATATAGACAAGTTGTATCGAATTTAAGAAGATATCTTGGTGACAGGACCCCCATACAAAGAGGAATGGAGGGTGTGATGCAATTACAAATGACATTGATGAATGCTCATAATACCGTTGTTCAAATTGAAAGAAACCATAGACAAGAATTAGAACAGTTGGCAATTGAACTTGTAATGAAAGAAATGGGTATTCCCGAAGGAGCAGTTGAATTTGACGCAAAAATAGTTGGGATGGATGAAATTGATATGAGTGATTTCGAACATGACAATGAGGATGAAGAAAATCCTGAACAAGTTGAAATTGAAAATGAGATTGAAATTTTCAATGAACTACAAAATTTAGATTTAGAAAGAGCAAAAAGAAGAATGATAAATGCTATCATTCAGGGTGCGTCTAAAAAGGGTCATTATATGTTTCATATGGTACCTGAAAGATTGGAACAAATTACAGGCAATCCAAATATCTTAAATTTATATGGTACTTTAATGTCAATAAATGATATAACATATTGGCAGATTAGTGATCAAATGATTAAAAACATGGGTGGTTCATCAGCAGGTAAAGAAAGTGCTGAAGGTCCCGAGGAAGAAGGTGGACCCGGAAAAGTTATTGCAAGAGGTATTAATTTTCCAGTTTTAGTACATGAATTAATCAAAGGAACAATAGAATTAATTGCATTACAGGGTAAACCCGAAGGTGACTTTACAGATATTGAGAGTACAGAAGACACTTTGGAAAAAGAAATGTGGGATTTAAGATTGGGTCCAGCTATTTGGGATAGAATTAGAAACCAGTTTCCTGAAGATATTCTTACAGATGAAAACAAACGAGAATTACAAAGTTACTTACTACTTGAGATTTTTAAATTACCAGCAAAAAAATTCTTGGTCTTTATGAAAGAGGTGTTATCCGGTTCAAATAGTGGAAAAAGAATGATGAATGAATTAATGGACGGGATCAATAAAATGTTTAACGACCAAGAATATGAGGATTCATTAGCGATGTTTAGAGATGATTTAGATGACGCAACTGAAGAAACAGAAGATAGTGACATCGACAGTTATTTAAAATCAATTGGTATTAGTGGAACAATTGATTTTGGTGATGATGAAGACGAAGATGACGGGGACGTACCAGTCAGAAGATAATTTAAAAGGTGGTTAATCCACCTTTTTTTATATTTATAAGTATGAATTCGAGAATAGAACAATTAGCAGAATATGCAAAAATAATGAAAGACGCGCCATATGCGTTAAGAACATACTTACAAACATACGATAACACACAAAAGAAATATGTACCATTGGAACTTTTCCCTGACCAAGTTCAATTGATTCAGGATTATGAAAACTACAATGAAAACATAACAAGAAAATATAGACAAGCGGGTGTTTCCACGGTAACCTCTGCATGGATTTCAAGAAGATTACAATTGGCTAAACCCGAAAATCCTGAGAGAGTTTTGGTGATTGCGAACAAGAGAGACACCGCAATTGAAATGGCTAATAAAATACGAAACTTTTTAGACCAATGGCCTAAAGGCGGTTGCAACATCCGCGGATGCACTTCGAGGATATACCCCAACAATTTTGGTGTTTGACGAAGCTGCATATATTGAAGCAGGTGACGATTTTTGGGCTGCATCTATGGCGTCATTATCAACAGGTGGTAAGATTATATTAATCTCTACACCAAATGGATACGATCCAATTTATTATGGTGTATATGACCAAGCAATTCGTAAAATGAACGATTTCCATATTACGGATTTAAGATGGTTTAAAGACCCAAGATACACGAAGGATTTAAGATGGGTTAAATGTAGTGACATTACTCATTATATGTTGAATAGAGAACAATATAATGATGAAGAAGTCGTTATGTATGATTTTGACATAACCAAATACCAAGAATATGAAGAAATGGGTTACAAACCATTTTCTTCTTGGTTTGAATCCATGTCAAAAAAGTTCAAATATGATAGAAGGAAAATTGCTCAAGAATTGGAATGTGACTTCTTGGGTTCAGGTGATGGTGTAATTCCAAATGATGTTCAAGAAAACATTGCCAAAAACATGATTAGAGTTCCCATCGAAAAATACATGCAGGGAACTTTTTGGCAATGGAAAGAACCAATACAGGGTCATCGTTATATAATGGGTGTAGATGTTAGTAGAGGGGATAGTGAGGATTTTTCATCCATCAGTTTAATTGATTTCGATGATAGAGAACAGGTCGCAGAATACGTTGGTAAAATTCCACCGGACGATTTGGCATCAATTGCATATAAATGGGGTGTATTGTATGACGCATTTATTGTAATTGATATTACTGGAGGAATGGGTGTTGCAACATCAAGAAAACTACAAGAAATGAATTATAAACACCTATATATAGATGGTATCAATACACAAAATATATGGGAGTTCAATAAGAAGGTAATGGACAAAATCCCCGGTTTAAATTTTAACAACAAACGAACTCAGATTGTTGCGAGAACATATGAACCAAACAAAACATTTTATTCTTATGGTACATCATTAGACCCTATCGGTTCCATACAAACCGACCCGTCTTTTTATCATCAGGATAACCCAATGAACAATCCAAAATCATCATATCAAGAATATTCGTGGTTGTTCGGTAAAAAGAAAAACATTTCCTAATTGGGAATTAAAGTTTATATTATAATCAAAACTATTTATATACATGGCAGAGAATAATCTTACAGTTTTTCAAAAATTAACAAGAGTTTTTGGTTTTCCGGGTAATAAAACAAAACCTGAGAATAACACCCCGTCGTTTAATTTTTCGAAAGACGAATTATTAAAAACAGATAGTAGAGAGGAGTATGAAAAGGCTCTATTACTGGCACAACAATCACAATATATTGCAGATAAGTGGACTAAATTAGACCAATCTCTATATAATCAATCCGTTTATTATGAACCAAACAGATTGGCAGCATATTATGATTATGAATCAATGGAGTTTACTCCTGAGGTATCTGCGGCATTAGATATATACGCAGAAGAATCTACAACTCTTTCCGAAAAGGGGGAGATTTTAACCATATACTCAGAATCAGATAGGGTTAAAACAATATTGGAGGACTTGTTTAAAGAAAAATTGGATATCAACACAAACTTACAAATGTGGGCTAGAGGTCTATGTAAGTATGGTGATGATTTTGTCTATCTTAAAGTTGACCCTGAAAAGGGTATAATTGGATGTCAACAACTACCAAATATTGAAATTGAAAGAATTGAAGGTGCGGCATCAAAAACACCGGGTAATGATAGAGATATAAAAATCCCAACAAAAGAATTAAGATTCCAATGGAAAAATAAAGAAATGGAATTTCAGTCTTGGGAAATTGCCCATTTCAGATTACTTGGTGATGATAGAAAACTTCCATATGGTACTTCTATGTTAGAAAAAATTAGAAGAATATGGAAACAATTATTGTTGTCAGAAGATGCGATGTTAATCTATAGAACATCGAGAGCACCTGAAAGACGTGTATTCAAAGTGTTTGTGGGGAATATGGATGACAAAGATATTGAATCATATGTTCAACGTGTTGCCAATAAATTTAAAAGAGACCAAATTGCCGACCCAAGAAATGGTCAGGTTGATATGAGATACAATCAGATGGCGGTTGACCAAGATTATTTCATACCTGTTCGTGACCCAGCACAATCCAATCCAATTGAAACTTTACCTGGTGCACAAAACTTAGGTGAAATTGCGGATATCGAATATATCCAAAAGAAAATGTTGGCGGCATTACGTATCCCTAAGGCGTTTTTAGGTTTTGAAGATGTGGTTGCTGAAGGTAAAACATTGGCGTTAATGGATATTAGATTTGCAAGAACCATTAATAGAATACAAAAATCATTAATACAGGAATTAAATAAAATTGCACTAATACATCTTTATCTTTTAGGTTTAGAAGATGAGTTAGGTAATTTCTCATTATCATTAACAAACCCATCCGCACAATCTGATTTATTAAAAATCGAACAATGGAAGGAGAAGGTTACACTTTATAAAGATGCAACATCCGACCAATCTCAAGTTGGTATCCTTCCTGTTTCACACACATGGGCGAAGAAAAACATTCTTGGTATGAGTGATAGTGAAGTAATTCTTGATTTGCAACAACAACGTATTGAAAGAGCAATGGGATTTGAATTACAGAATACACAAAATGTAATTAAACGTTCGGGTGTATTTGATGAAGTAGATGCAAAATATGGTATTCCTGAAGAAGAAAGGGAAGCAATGGATTCTGGACAAGCCGGTGCAGCACCAGGTGGAGATATGGGTGGTGCACCACCACCCCCTCCTCCAGCCGGCGGTGGAGCAGAACCATTAAGTGAATCAAGGAAATCGAAAATTCTTGGAATGTTAGGTGAAGAAAAAATGGAGTTTACCGATTTATTTGATATGGATAGGGCACAACAGAATATTTATGAAATAGGCAATAAAGGGAAATAATGACTTTAGAGAAATGTACTTGTTCTATGAACAAATAGAAAACAAATATTTTGAAGATAAGGAAGTTGCAAGATTATTTGTTGAAGAGTTGTCTTCAGTTCTAAAAACAAAATCTAAGAAAGTAAAAGAGTTTTCAAAAACTTTAAATGAATCATTAAAAAATGTGGATGTTGAAGAAAACGAAATCTATTCGATACTAGACCAACTTTCTGAAGAAGATACATTGAACAATATTGACAAGAAAGTGATTTCTAAGAAAAAATTGTTTGAACATTTAACCACAAAAAAGGAAACGGTTGTATTGGAGAAGACATTACATACAAACAACGAAAATCTTTTACAGGCAGTGTTGGTAAATAATTTCAATGTACTTTACAATAACAATTTGACAGAAGAACAAAAACAAACATTGAAGGATATTCTGTCCATGCCAGGTGATGTGATTGAAAAGAAAACATTGGAATTGAAGGAAAGTTTAAATGAAAAAATTGACACTTTGATTTCAGAATCAAGTGACTCAGATATAAAAGACAAATTGAGTAAAGTTAAACAAGAGGTTAACAGTAAAAAACCCTCGAGAATTAATTACCACAGTTTGGTAGAATTAAAAAATGGTCTTGATTAATCAAGACCATTTTTTATTTTTTGTATGTAAGTCGCCTTCAAGATTTGGTCACGTCTTTTAACAGATGGTTTAACAAATTCTTGTCTCTCTCTTAGTTTCTGAATTTGTTTTGTCTTATTAACTTTATTCTTATAAAGTTTAAGTGCAAATTCAATGTTTTTTTCGATTTTAATTATGATCATAACATATAAGTATTTCAGAATAATACTTAATATGTTTTTTATTTCAAAATTTTTTATTTATTTTTTATTTACACCATAAAAATAATAGTAGAATATGAAATAAATAATGAAAACAGGAAAATATATTCCTTTAGGTGAATGTAAAGATGTAAAAATAGGATACGGAACAGTAGATTTTAAAAATTTAAAAACAATTTATTTAAAACTTAATTCGTGGGTACAACCAAAAAATGATGAAGATGATTTTGATTTTTTGATTAGTAGAACAAGAAGACTAATTAAAGAAATCGTCTATAATTTGAATAATGAAAATTTTAAACCGCAATGTATTGTGGATTTGGATGTTAAAACTAAAGGAATAAAGATTGAAAAAAGGTCTTTTATGAATTTAGAAATAACATTATATGTTGATAGTTTTTTTGATGTTAAATCAAAGTCTTCAAAAATAATGGTAAAAAGTATTATTGAAACTATAATTGAAAATGGTTTATCCAATAAAAACCTTTTTAACTTTAATAAAAACAAAAAATAACTTATATATCGATGTATTTATATAGTATAATTACTAAATAGATGAAGATATTAGGACCAAATGAAACTGGCAAAGGAATTTTAATCGAATACGATGCCGGTCACGTATCTCCCGAAGACAATAAAAAAATAATTTCTGAAATGAAGAATGTGGACTTTTCTGAAGACCTCATTCTTTATGCTGTTTTGCAAAAATTCGATACACCAAATAAAAATGGTCGAATTTATCCTGAAAATTTATTAAAGAGAGAAAACGAAAAATATCAAAATTTAATAAAAAAGGGAGGAGCGTTAAATGAATTGAATCACCCCTCATCATCACTTATTGATTTGGATAGAGTTTCTCACTCTATTATGGAAACATGGTGGGATGGTAAAATATTAATGGGGAAGATAAAATTATTCAC